GAACAACAACGAATCTTTGCTATTGTAAACAATGATAGCATAGACGACAAAGAGAAATTAGAAAGATTTCAAGCAAGTTTTAAAAACCTAACTGAAATTAATCTCAATGTTGTTATTAATAGTGTAGTTGCAATACAGCCAGATGACTCAGATGAAGCTGTAGTTAATGCAAAATACATTAGAGAATTCTTAGAAAACTGTGAAGCTTCAGTTTATAACGGAATTGAAGATCATATCAAAAATCAAAAAGATAAGTTTACTCAAGCACCTTTAGATGTTACTGCAACTGATGAAGAACTTGCGGCTGGTGCTCCAAAAACATATCAAGTTCCAGTTCAGTTTGATCAGTCAAATTTTTTCGGCTAAGAATCTTAACATGGAGCCTCGAAAAAATCCTAGACGAGGTTAAGATTCTTGAAGGAGAGGTCAAAGAACTTAAATCATCTCTATACAAATTAGTATGGTGGATGAGAGGTGGATTATCAATCACCGAATGTTATGACCTATCCATTGAAGATAGAGAAATAATAAATCAATTAATTAAAGATAATTTAGATACTGCTAAAAAAATTCAGCAACCTTTTTGGTAGGATTAAGCAGTTGCTTTTTTAGTCTTTGTTACTTTATAACCGTTTGATTGTAGAAACTTAATTGCACTATCAATGTCCATAGTTGGTGTAGCCATTGTCTTTGCATCTGCTTTAGTATTACTTTGAGCAGGTGCTTTACTTGAACCTTGATCACCATATGAACTTTTATTAAGTCTTCCACCTAGTTGTTTTTGGAAACCTTGCTGTACAAAACGTTTGATAACTTTCTTAACTTCAGAACCTGATAGTTCTGCTTCTAATAAAAGTGATTCGTTATACATACTGTTTAAATCTAATTCGCCTTGACGAGGATCAGGCGCTAGTCCTGATTTAGCAGGAGCTCTAGCAAGTTTCTTAGCCGCACCTACTACTGCACTTGCTCCGGACTTAGCCGCACCAGCTACGTCTTTTGCTGTATCAATTGTAGCTTTAGTGCCTTTAACAATACCTTTACCTAGTTTTTTCATTAGGCTCATATCTTGTTTGATATATGCTTTTACTTCTTTTGGACTATTTGCAAATCCTTTGGCCGCTAAAAAGTTTGATATACTATCTACAGTCATGCCTTTTTGCTTTGGATCTTGTTTAACTACTGCTACGAAATCTTTATAGATGTCTTTAACTTCTTTGTCAATTTCAATATCTAATTGAGCACTTTTATTGCCCATCTTAGCTTTTGCCCAACGAACTGGTGATAACTCATCAATTTGTTCTTCTTTTTTAGATTCTGTTAAAATGTCGTATACTTTCATAGTTTAGCTCCCGATTAATTATATTTATACTTTTTAACTCAAAAATACTTATTAAATAACTCTACATGATTACAAGATATCGAATACTAGACAATCTCAATAATGAGATTGATATTGTAAACAGTATTGACGAAGTACAGCAATATATAGAAACAATGCGTGATACACATCCTCATCTACAGCTCAGATACGAATCATTCGAAGTCAGTAGTGTTAAGTCAGGTTTTGGAAGAGATCCTGATCTTCACTAAATAACTCCTATGTGTTCGCCTATATTCTATTTTTTAGTTTTAACAGTAGTATTAATGTGGATGATCTATAAGAACAACTAAGATTTGTTACTTCGTAACAAATTGTTTTCGCTAACGCTCAAACTATACACTTCGTTTTGATTAAAGCAATAGATATGAATTAAAGCAATATCACTTTAGTGATATTGTAATTGCTTCATGTAGATTGTTTCAGTCAGACGGAACCTACTAACTGGTTCCATCTAATCTTGACACTTCATGTGAGTTCGTCACAGCCGAGATTCGGAAGTAGGTGTTTTCACTGTTCAATGGGCTCTGACCTTTCCCAACCTACGTCGACATCGCTTACGCTACCTCTCGCTTCGTTCCTATTGCAAAGAGTTTTTATGAACATTGTGGTTCTTGGCTAACAGCAACTAGCCTATATTGATCGTTATGGTTCGTATGAATCAATATGTTTCGTGTGTGGTTCTCACGCCACCCTTTTCACAGCGGAATTATCGATCTGGCCCGCTATCCTTATGTGCTGTATTGGCTTGCCTATAATGTTTTTAAGTGTTCTTTTAGAATTTTTGAACCGCCTACACGTACATTAATGATACCGTTGTAGTAATCATCTGTTTCTAGTACTCTGCGTTCAAACTGTTCTCGTGCCTCTAAGTAACTTGCAATGCCTCTGCTTGGACAATAATGTAATATTTCTCTAGTAAACTTGTCTTCGCCTAGTTGTGTAACATCAGCCTGTAGTCTATCGCTGGATCCCCAGTAATCTCTCCAGTCTGATTCTTTTGTTCCACGTCTTTTATTTTTTTTGCCTTTTAGCGGTGGCTTGGTTGTTTTGAATTTTGCTAGTTTCTTGCCTACGTACTTCATGCCATTGACTTTATTTGTTATCAAGTAGACAAATGCTTCTACACCGTCAGGTATTTCTTCTACATTTTCACCTTGATAAGTCCATTGCATATTGGTACTTACCGTTGCCTATGTATCTGGGGCCTCTTTCTTGGAATTATGCTTGTGATGTATTTCGTCCATACGCTGTTTAGCTAGGCTACGTATCTCTCGTAACCATTTTCTGCTTTCTCTATGTGTTCGTACAGAATTACGGGCCTCAAATTTCTCGTTTGCCTTAAAATATGCCATATATGCCTTGGTCAATTTATCGTGTGTATCGTCATTCATTGTGTATTTCTACATCGTTCTCATATGATGTAAAGCCATTTTCCTTTATTACTTTGAGAACGTGTGTTACTCTTCCTACTAGTTCATCTTTATGGGATATAAGATATACATTTTTCTGTCTTTCTCTACCCATTTTCTTTAGAATAGCCAAACTGTTTTCAACTCCGCTAGTATCCATACCTGAATCAATCAACTCATCAATAAACAATAGATTGATATTTTGATATAAACTTTCCCAAACATCACGGAATGCAAAGCTCATACCAAGTATAAGTCTGTTACGCTCACCTCTTGACAAATTATCAAAATCTAACTCTTGTCCTAATTGTGTAATTTCAACTGACAAGTCGTTTTGGAATACAACACTATGTGGTAATCCAAGTTTATCAAGATAGTTAGTAAGCCTATTGTTTAGATATGCTAAATTCTGATCAATAATCTTTTTACGAATAAAACTGTCTTTGTTTGTAAGCAGTTTTAACATAAAGTCTTGATGGTCTTTTAAACTTGTTAAGTTGTTTACTGTATCCCAGTTAATTTCTTGAATAGCAGTTGTGTTTAATTCATCAATCTGTTCTTGATAAGGATCAACTTCTGTCTTTGCACGACTTAATGCTTCTTGTAGTTGTGATACATTTTGTTTATGATCGTATACTTCTTTAAGAGTTTCATAGAACGTTGTAGGCTTGCCGTTGATATCTCCAATGTCACTAAGTGACGTTGTTACATCTAAAACTTTATCCCCTACTTCTTTTTGATATGCTATAGCATCCTCAAGTTCTTTTTTCTTTTTAACTGCAAGTTCTTGTTTTTTCTCGTCATGTAGCTCTTGTCCACAAGTATGACATGTTCCTTGATCTAAGTTTTCTGCGTCTTTTTTTGCTTTTTCTACAGAATTGTCTGCACGTACTAGTGCTGGCTCTAGTGTGCTTAATTCTTTTTTAAGAGCCAAAATAGCATTATTTTTTTCTTCCCAACTAGACAGTTGTTCGTGTTTATCTAATTCATTTTCTACATCTAAGTGTTCTAACTCGTCAATTGATTGTTCTAGTTTAGCAATGTCTTCTTTTTGTTTTGTATTCCATACACTTTGTTTTGTTTGCAAACTACGTACAGTTTCACCAATACGTGCATTACTAGATTCGATAGCATTTATACGAGCAGTTTCGTCTGTAATTGCTTCTCGTGTTTGCCTTACTTTATCTTTTAGTACTTCTGCTTTTTCAGAAAGTATTGTAATACCAAGTAACTGCTCAATAATATCCTTTTGATCGTTCACACGCATACTTAAGAACGGTTCTGTATATGTGTTTAGTGCAACAATATGCTTAAACATATTGTGTGACATACCTAATAGACTTATAATGTCTTCTTGTGTTTTACGTGAATCGCCTTGCGACTCATCTGTCATTTCTTGTTCTTGTCCATCTACATAAAACTTTAATACATTAGGACCACGTCCTCTTTCAATCTTATAATCTCGTCCATCTTTTTCAAAAGAGAGTGTAACTAACATACCTTTGTTGTTAGTTTTATTAATTAAGTTATTACGCTTAATATTTGTTAAAGCAAGCCCGTAAAGGGCATAACTTAGTGCATTTATAATAGTAGTCTTACCTGTACCATTACGTGATCCACTGTCGTCACCACCTTGGTCAAGGTTTTCTCCTAACACAAGTGTTAATTGTTGCTTATCAAAATCAACTGCTTGGGTTTGATTACCCACACTCATGAAGTTCTTAACGGTTAAACTTTTTATCTTAATCATAGTTCGTCATATATTCCTAATAGTAACTTCTTGTCGTAGTTTTGTGTATCCAATGCAGTAATTTCTTTAGTAACAATTTCATCCACACTTTCAAATGTACTAATATCGATGTCTGTGTGTATTTCTTCGTCTTGCTGACTAGGAATTAGTGTAATTTCTCTGCAATCATATTCATTGATAAATGTTTCTTTAATAAAACTTGCTTCTTCATAACTAATTGGAAGATCAAGAGTTACTCTAAGATACATTTTGTTTTTAAGTAGTTTGTCTTTTTCGTCTAGTAATTGACTTAGTTTAACTGTTCGATACTTAGGACAGTCTAACCAATCAATATATTGTGGTTCTTTGTTATTTTCTTTATCAAGTATCATCATTCCACGTTTATCATCCCATGCATCTGCATAGTTGTGTGGAAAAGCATTACCCATATAGTGTACTGCACCTTGTACTTGACGTTTGTGGAAATGTCCACTAAACACATAATCTTGATGTTTGAAATGTTCAGCTTTTAGTTCACCGTGATCAGGCATTTGCACCATTGCGTTCATATAGAAACTAGGCAGTTCAAAGTGACCAAACATATATTTTGTTTTTATGCTACTAATCTTCTTCCATTCTTCACCGACAAGCCAAGGAACTAATGCAACATCATCTTCAACTAATATTTCGTCTACATATGTAATACCTGGAATGTGTTTACCAAACTCTACACTGTAAACATCGCGTTTGTCTTTGTAGTACAAATCGTGGTTACCTGCAAAGAAGTAAAACTTATCAAATGCCGCACCTAACTTTTCTAGACAACGTGTAGTTGCATCTAGTGTTTGTACATTAATTGTATTTCTATTGTGATGCCAGTCACCACAAAAGATACCGGTTTCACAACCGTTAGCTTTTGCTTGTTCAATAAACCAATCTACAAAGTCTTCACAATCTTGTAGGTGTAGTCTACTGTTAGACTTCAGTCCTAGGTGAATATCTGTAAACACCGCCGCTTTTTTAAACATTCATACTCCTGTTTTGTATATTATACTTTATATTTTGATGTAAGTCAAGTGTTTTTGGACGGATTTGGTACAGGTGCTTTAGCGTCTTGTGTTTTAACACGATCCCATTCGCCTTGTGCTTGTCTAGTATAACTAGGATTCATATTATTCATTTCTAAAATATCATCTCTAATATTTTGATTGCGTTTTTCAATATTAATAACTCTTACAAATGAATTTGTTACTGCCGCAGTATAATAAGCAAACGGATTGTTTGATTTTGATTCATCAAACTGTAGTCCAATTTGTGCTAACTGTAATATTGCTTGTCCACGCATTTCGTCATTGTATGTGTATCCACGAACATTACCTCTTGTTGCATATCTATCACATAACTTCATCCACATCAAAGCAAGTTTGTTAGTTGCTTTACCATGTGCTTTATTAAAGTAACCATTTTCCATTCCACCTTCCCAGTGACTTTTGCCTACACAAAGTAATGCATCTTTTTCATCAAATTTGTAATGTTGAAACGGAGGAAAGTTTAACTTAACTTTATGGTCTGCAGGTGTTTTAGGATTCTTTTTTCGACCAGGTTCTTCTGGAATATGATCAAATGTCATAATTCTAAATACTAATTCATCTTTTTGTATCTTTCGATAGTCAATTTCGAATTCAGCAAGTTTTACTCTTTTGCCTGCTAATTTTGCGGCTTCAAAGTCTTGTTGCTGTAAGCGTTTTGCTTTATTGCGTTTTGCTTCAGCTATTGTTCTAATATTAATTTTACCAATTTCTGGCAGGATTATATCATATTGGCCATACTCAGGATCAACATAACTACAGAATGTAGTCTTTGATTTGTGTATTTCCTTTAAAATATCCTTGTTGTTTAGATAATTTACACGTTTATTCATATTTTCTCCGATTGTTTGTTATATTATAAACTACTCTGTTAATAAAGTCAACTAAATAATGCATATAGGAGACAATTAATTATGACCACATATTTTAAAGACGGAATCATATCTAAAGGTGGTGTTAACATGGGAACTAAGGTTCCTCCAAAAGGATTTAACGCACCAGGACAAAATGTTAGTAGTGGTAATGCTCCGGGTTTTATATCCGACGCTGTAGCAGGCGCCAAAAAAATTGGCCAAGACATTTTTAATGGAATTTCTGAAGACGCCGGCAATCTTATGTCTGATTTACGCAGTAAGAATTTGCCAGGAAAAGGCAAGCCTGATTTCCAAGCAAAACAGTCTGCTTCATTTACTACCGAATTAGAAGAAAAAGATTGGCGTGTCAAATTATCTGTTCCAAAAGCGTTAAAAGGGCAGTCTGGTTCAGGACTATTAACCCCTCTTCGTTTAGAAGGTGACGGACATATGGTATTTCCATATACACCTACAATTATTGTAAGTCACTCTGCAAATTACAATAATATTTCACCTATACATAATAATTATCCGTTCTATGCGTATCAGAACTCAAGTGTGGATCAAATGACAATAGTAGGACAATTTTATTGCCAGAACAGTTTAGAGGCAAAGTACTGGACAGCTTGTTTACATTATTTAAGAGCAATGACTAAAATGGACTTTGGTACTTTTAGTAGTGGGGCTCCGCCACCAATTTGCAAATTAAACGGTTATGGAGATTATGTTTTTAATAATGTTCCAGTAATTATTACAAACTTTACAGTTGATATGCCAAATGAAGTAGATTATGTTTCTTGTAATTTTCAACCAGGCGAGATTAGTCCTGTGGATTTCGGCGGCAATACTACTAGATTTGGTTGGGCACCGGCAGAATCACAATTTTCTATTACTGTACAACCTATTTACAGTAGAGATAAACAAAATAAATTTAATTATAGAAATTTTGTTACAGGCAATGATTTAGGAAAAGGATACATTTAATGAGCAATAGTAGTCCATATTTAATTACCGGAGTAACACCAAGAGGTACGTTAGATATTTTAGATATCAGACCTGTGCCAGCATATGCTGATGATCCGTTATATACTATTGAGCCTCAATATGCAAATCGACCAGATCTATTAGCTTATGATATGTACGGAGACAATAGACTTTGGTGGATATTTGCACAACGTAATTTAGATGTAATTGAGGATCCAGTATACGACATGATACCAGGAGTACAAATTTATCTACCTGATCCTGAGCGTGTTAAAGAAACATTAGGAGTTTAAATGACAACCTTCCGAACAGATCCTTTAACAGGCAAAACCCTCATAGCGAGTAATAATATAGTTAGGAAAGATGGGTTCACTGATAAAGAACGTGCAGGAGAATACGGCGCAAGAACTCCTAAACAGCCTCAAAAAACTACTCAAGCAGAAGGTGATCCTGAAGAAGCTCTAAAGTTTATGCGTAAAGCAGGACTACATGGTCTTGCTGACATGTATGAAACTAACGGCAACGCCGCCAAAGATGGAAAAATGCCTCCTATCTTTGCAAACAATAAATTCTTTTCAGGAATAAAAATTGTTCCTGAAGGTCAAAGTGCTGATTCTAAAAGCTCTGCAACAGTTGGTGATACAGGAGGACCTACTGCACAAGATTTTATTAATGCCGCACCTGAAGCAATGTTGTATAAAGCACCGCAGGAAAATTATGTTGCCGAAGCAATGGAAAAAGCACGTGATAATCCAGAACAATTACCAATGCCCAACATACTACATGATTTTGCATCATATAATAATCTTTTTAGTTTTGGATGCCTTAGTCCTCAAGAATTAAATTTTCCTGATAGAACTTATAGAACAAATGGTATTGCAGATGGTCAATATGTTTTTAAATCATCAGGTGGGTTAACCGCTAAACAAAAACCAAGAACCTCTTCAGAACAACAATATAACATAGATACAGAATATTATATTGATAGTGTTAATATTGAAGAATCAATAGCACCAAATAGAAAATCTCGCCATACTAATTTTCATAATCTTGATTTTACTGTACGGGAACCGTACAGCATGGGACAATTTTTAGAAACTTTATATCGAGCGGCAAAAAATGCAGGATACAATAATTATCTTGAAGCACCTTGGTTATTACAAATAGACTTTGTTGGACATCAAGATGTTGAACGTACAAGACCTGCAATCGCCGCATCAAAAAAACAGCTATGTGTACAACTTGTTAACATAGTATTTGATGTTGATACCGAAGGGTCATTTTATACAGTAACAACAGCTCCGTATAATGAGAGTGTTTTTTCAGATCAAATTCAATCTCTTCCAGTTGACATAACAGTATCGGGAGATGACTTAGAAGAAATTTGCCAAACAGGTGTCAACAGTGTCGCAACACATATTAACACTCATTTGTTAAAAGGGCAAAAGAATAAAGATCCAAAAGTTGAGCAAGACGAATATATTATTTGTTTTCCTAATGATAATTCTAGCAAAGCACTAGCCCGAAGACTTGGCCAAGATAAAAAATCCGGAAAAGCACTAACAGGTGATTATGACGTTAGAGAAGGAATTAACTATCAAGCTGTATTTGATCGAGGAGGCTTTGGAGCTTCCAAAAATTGGAAAAGTTTTTATGAACAATCACTTATTGCTGACGACCCAACCCAAACAGGTGACGACATCATGAAAGGATATATTGATGGAATCTTAGGATATAGTGTAAAACGAGGCAATTTAAGCGAATCTATAAAGCAAGCAGTTTCTTCAAAACAAAACGGTGTAAACGCAATAGGAAAACAAAAAATAGATCCAGGAGAAGCATTAAGAGGCGGAGACTCTCCTTTTGCTGGAGGTAAATTTGTATTAAACGAAGAGACAACAAATTTTGATAGAGGCCCAACTACTATTGTACCAGGAAATCGTACAATACAATTTAGAAAAGGAACCAAGATTCAAAGAGTAATTGAAGAATTAGTTTTATTAAGTAGCTTTGGCCAACAACTTACATCAGCCGCATTAGAAGATAAGTCAGGACAGATTAACTGGTTTAGAATTGAATCTTCATGTTACATAATAGAAGATCCAGAAGCAGAAGCAGTTAATGGTAGGATGCCTAAAATATTTGTTTACAAAGTAGTGCCGTACAAAGTAAACTCATCTTTCTTCCAAATGCCTAATGACCCGCCTCCAGGATATAAAAAATTAGTAGAAGAAGCACCTAAAGCATACAACTATATGTATACCGGAAGAAATACCGATATTATGGAATTCTCGATTAAATTTGATAATGCATTTTACAAAGCAGTTGCAATGGATATGGGTAATAGATCAGCTAGTAACGACCCTTCATTTAAATCTAATACTAAGCCATCATCTGTTGCTACTTTAGGAGGAAGTGCAAAAGCACAAGTTGATGATTTTGGAGAAATATCTTCAGTGGGAAAAAACATTAATTCGGGAGATTCAATAACAGCAGGAGCGGTTACAGAATCACCTGAACTTAAAATAGCTAGACAGTTTAACGAAGCACTTGTAAAAAGTGATGTTGACTTAGTTACATTAAATTTAAAAATTCTAGGAGATCCTTTTTATATTTCAGATAGTGGAGTAGGCAACTATAGATCAGAAGATAGTACTTTTTTAAATGTTAAAGAGGACGGAACCATTAATCACCAAAGCGGGCAAGTTGATATACTTTTAAATTTCAACACACCTATTGATATCAACGATGAAACAGGAGGATATCTAATGAACGGTCCATCGGTTGGCGTATCTAATTTTAATGGATTATATTTTATCAATATTGTTAGAAGTAGATTTGAAGGAAATATATTTACACAAGAATTAGAATTAGTCAAACGACAAAATTGGAAAAAGAAAGATGCAGGAGGAACTCCTCAACTTACATCAACAGAAATACAAAATAACAGATCACAGTATTTGAAACAAATCGAAGTCGATTATGGTAAAGAATCAGATGTATATCGATTTGCGTTAGCTAACCAATCAGAAGATGGTAAAACATATGATGATGTTCTTTCTGCTGATGAAATTACTAAGGCAGGCTTAACAAGGCAAGATGCGGCTCAATTACAAAAAGCATGGAAAAACAGAAAACCACCAACTGAAAAAACTCCTGTACAGAAAAAAGCAACTGGAGCATCTGTTGCTGGTATTGATGGTGGAGCAACAAGATCTCCACATTCTTCATACGACGATGCAATATTAAGACAAAACAGAGCAAACAGTACATATTCTAGCGATACAGTAAACAATGCAAAAACAGCGGAGATTGCTAAAGGTGCAGATCAATCAGTAACTACTACAACAGACCCAACAGCAGATTTAAGCAGTAATTGGGTACCACCAAGTCAAAGAGGTATACAATAATGAGTATGGACGAAGAAATAAAGTCTTATAATCAAGTAAAAAGATCATCAGGCGCAGGTGGTGCGGCAATACCACCTGGACCTCATTTAGCTAGAGTTGTTAATCATCTTGACACAAAACGACAAGGGTCATTAAGAGTAGAATTATTATCAGATGTATTATCTGGTAATGATAGAGATACAGCAGGACAACTATTTACTGTTAGATATTGTATGCCATTTTATGGTGTTACTAATTTATCTAGCAACGGAAAGAATAACGATTATTATTCAACACAACAAAGCTACGGTTTTTGGGCAGTACCACCTGATCCAGGGACTAAAGTTCTTGTTATGTTTGCAGAAGGTAGAAGTAATCAAGGGTATTGGATAGGATGTGTACAAGACGAATATATGAACAATATGGTTCCTGGAGGATATCCTGCAGATAAACCAAGTAATATTGTTCAAGATAACATTATAGCAGATTTCAAAAACAAGAGTTTACCTACAGGAGAGTTTAATAAAACAATACCTTCTAATGCGTCAGGACCTTTAGATCAACGAAGAGGGAATAATCCGGATAAATTTCCGAGACCTCTTAATCCTATGATGTCTTTAACATTGGCAAAACAAGGGTTAGAACAAGATATTATAAGAGGTTTAACAACTACAAGTTCAAGAAGAGATATCCCAAATACAGTATATGGATGGAATACACCTGGACCTTTAGATAAACGTGACGGAGCACCTAAAGGAAAATACGGAGAGCAAGAAAGTCAGGTAGATTATTTTAGAAGTAGACTAGGTGGATCTGCATTTACAATGGACGACGGTGATCCTAGTATTCTTAGAATGGGTATTGCTAAAGAAAACCCAGCAACATATTATGACGTAGAAAACACTCCGAAAAATGTTAGCAAAGCTGATAGGACATTACCTTTTAACGAACATATTAGATTACGCTCAAGAACAGGCCATCAAATTCTATTGCATAATACAGAAGATTTAATTTATATTGGTAATGCAAATGGTACAGCATGGATCGAACTAACGTCAAATGGTAAAATTGATGTGTATGCACAAGATAGTATTAACCTAAGAACAGAAACAGATCTTAATATTAAAGCTGACAGAGATATAAACATTGAGTCTGGTAAAGATATTAACTTTACAGCAGGACGTAATTATAAGTTAATGGTTAATAATGACAGAGATGTAAAAACAAATAAAAACGAAACAACATTTGTTGGTAAAGATAAAAATGAATGGACAGGAGATAACCATACAGTTGCAGTAGGTAGTGATCAAGATATACAAATTAAAGGAACACAGCGTTCTACTATTAGTGGAGATTATAATTTACAAGTTAGCCAAGATGGACATATTGCTATAAATGCAAACTTGCACAGTAAAGTAGTTGGTGATTATAGACAAACTGTAAATGGTGCATTTAATTTGAATACTGTAGGCGATAATAAATTTACAAGTGGCGCTAACACACAAATTAAAAGTGCCACTGATAATAAATTAGATGCTGGAGGTAAAACACAAATTTTATCAGTTGATGTACACAGAGAGCAGGCTTCAGAAATACACATGAACAGTCCGGCACAAGTTCCAGATCCTTCAGATACAGCAGATTCAATCGGTGATACCTTTACTAAACCTGCTACAAATCAAGTAGTTGACGACGGTGATCAAGTTTTAGATAAAGACGGAGTAATTATAAATGACTCTACTGGAAGCCCTTTAAGGGTTACAGCAGATGCACTTAGGGCAAGTGTTGCGGCCACAGCTACTAGACCAAGACGTATTCCAAGACACGAACCTTGGGACGGTCACGAAAATATTAATCCACAAGGACATACTCCTAGTGCGACTGCAAGTATCGAAGCACCGTCACCAGAGGTTAGATCACAAGCACCACAAATTGACAAAGATAGTGATATACCAGACTATTCAGAAACATCAGGTATCTACAATGCACAAGATGCATACATCCAGGATCCAGTAACAGGCGAGCGTGTAAAAGAACCTTTTAACGCCGATGTAGTTCCTACTAAGAATACAGATAACCTAGCAGGCAAACAACCAGCAGATCCAGTACCTGTTGACGATATGCAACGTTTCTTTTTAAGCGAACTTATTAAAGGTTTAGGACTTGATCCTGTTTTATGGAAAACGCAAAATGCTCATGCAGTTGCAATGGCATGTGCTCAAATACAAAAAGAATGTAACTTCGAACCAAGATCAGAAAACATGAACTATAGAGTATCAAGCCTACAGCGGGTTTGGCCAAATAGATTTGGCGGAGATGTAGGCAGACGTAGAGCTGAAGCACTTGTTGCAGGTGGTCCACCGGCTATAGCAAATTCAGTATACGGAAACAGAATGGGTAACGGTCCTCCAGAAACTGGAGATGGGTTTAGATACAGAGGTAGAGGACTCATACAAATTACAGGAACAGACAACTATAAAAGATATGGCAGACTAGCAGGAGTTGATATTTACAATAATGCAGACATGGCAAATGATCCTGAAGTAGCAACAAAAGTTGCAGTAGCATATTTAAAGAGCAAAAGTGTTACTTGGACAAGTACAGATTTTAATGCATTAGGCTCTGAATTTAAAAAGGCAGTTGGTTATGCAGAGCCAGCAGACGGATCAAACACAGCAAGTAGAATTGGCTTAGGAAAAGGATTCTATCAAAAAATTATTAACGATGAACTAACACCATTAGCAAGTCTAACAACAACGACACCTATAGATAAAGGTGCAGGAACATCGCAGGTACAATAATGCCATTAATAGCTAGAACAAAAGGATCAGGAGATATAGTTAACACAGTACATGCTATTTGTGTTGCTCCAGGAGACATATTAACAGAAACAGGCAGTGCTGATGTATTTGTAGTTGGACACGGTATCCATAGAAAAGACGATCTCAATGAACCACATACACATTGTCCACCAGTTTATTCTACTGAAATAGTAACACATAGTCCTAACGTATTTGCTAATGACAAAGAAATAGCAAGGATTGGAGACACTTATAGTTGTAGTGCTGAAGTTAAAAGTACAACACAAACCACAGTGTTTGCAAACGAATAAATACTATTATGGCAAACGATTTATATAAAACAATTAAAGTAGCATCACAAAAACAATCAAAACCTCCTGTTAAGCAAAAAGCATATAGAGGGTTTAGTACTGTTAATGCTGAAAACACTTCGTTTCAGCAATTTGATGTTGCACTTATTAAACAAAATTTATTAAATCATTTTAATATCAGACAAGGCGAAAAAGTGTCCGATCCTACATTTGGTTGCATTATTTGGGACGCGATATTTGAACCATTGACAACAGAACTTAAAGATGCAATTACAACAAATGTTACAAATATTGTAAACTATGATCCTAGAACAAGAGCATCATCAGTACAAGTATCTGAATTTGAAAGTGGACTACAGATTGAATGTACAATAACATACTTAGACTACAATATTAGTGAACAATTAAGGTTACAGTTTGATAAAAATGTTGGTCTGACGTGATAGAATTAACTACTAGTATTATCATTTATAATAAATACAACGTAGAGCATTAAGAAGGATAATCAATGTCATCAACCGACAGACAAAACAGACTGCTACTTGCAGAAGATTGGACAAAAGTATATCAAAGCTACCGCAATGCGGAGTTTCGTAGCTACGATTTTGATTCATTAAGACGCTCAATGATCACATATCTGCGTCAAAATTACCCAGAAGATTTTAACGATTACATTGATACATCGGAATATCTTGCCTTAATTGATATGATTGCGTTCTTAGGACAAAATATTAGTTATAGAGTCGATTTAAACGCAAGAGAAAACTTTTTAGAATTAGCAGAACGTAGAGAATCAGTTCTTCGTTTAGCTCGCATGCTATCATATAATCCTAGACGTAATCAAGCGGCAAACGGACTACTTAAATTTGAGACAGTAAGTACTACAGAATCTCTTGTTGATAGTAACGGTAGCAATCTATCTGAGCAAACAATAATTTGGAACGATCCTAGTAACAGTAACTGGGCAGAACAATTTAGACGTGTACTTAATGCATCACTTCCGCAAAATGGAACTATAGGTAAACCATCAGTAAGTAAAGTAATTAATGGAGTGCTTACACAGCAATATAGAATAAATGGTGGACAAGATGATGTTCCGATATTTGGATTTACTAAAGGCGTAAACGGACTTCCTACACAATTTGAAGTTGTATCAACCGGTATAGATACTGACTTGAATAATATTATTGAAGAAAATCCAGTTCCTGGAACAAGTTTAGCATTTTTATATAGAGAAGACGGTCGAGGATCTAACAGTTCTAATTCAGGATATTTTTTACACTTCAGACAAGGTAAAATGCAATCTAACGAATTTACTATTAATTCTCCTTCAGCAAATCAAAAAATTGCAGTTGAAGCACAAGATATTAATGATACTGATGTTTGGCTATATCAATTAGATACATCAGGTATAGCAAATAAAATTTGGACAAAGGTTAATTCAACTGAAGGTAATAATGCAATTTATAATAGTCTAGTTAAAAATATTAAAGATTATTATGTTGTACAAACTAGAAATAATGATGAAATTAGTTTAGTATTTGCAGACGGTACATTTGGAAATTTACCTAATGGTTCATTTAGAGTCTATTATAGAACTAGTAATAATAGAGTAATTAATATAGCCCCAGAAGATTTATCAGGTATTACAATTAGTTTACCATACACAAGTAAAGCAGGAACATCAGAAACATTAACAATAGGACTTGAACTTAAACAAGCTGTAAATAATGCAACTACTAGTGAATCTACAGCTAGTATTAAATCAAATGCTCCGCAAACTTATTACACACAAAATAGAATGGTTACAGGTGAAGACTATAATATTGTTCCTTTAACAACTAACCAAGAAATTATTAAAGTAAAATCAACAAACAGAACAACTAGCGGAATTAGCAGATATTTTGATCTTAAAGATGTAACTGGAAAATACTCTAGTACAAATCTTTACGGATCAGATGGTATACTTTACAGAGAATCTTACGAACGTAAAACATCGTTTACCTTTTCAACCCAAACAGATATTGAAGGCACTATTGAAAATACAATATTACCAATTATTAAAAATAGAGCAATAAGTAATTTTTACTTTGGCAACTATGCTAAAATTATTGTTAGTGATCTTAATGCAAAATGGAAACAGGCAACAAAAACTACAAATAGTTCAACAGGTTTGCTTCAGAATATTAGTGATGTTGCTTATCAAGTAGGTACATTTACTGGAGGTTCTTTAAAATATGTAGAAGCTGGTGCTTTACTTAAATTTAAACCTCCGGCAGGGTTCTACTTTATTGGTGATGGCGAACTTACAAGTAGCTCAAGTGCAAAAGGCGCAAGCTCATACAAGTGGGTAAAAGTTATTAGTGTTAATGGTGCAGGAACAAGTATTGATAGTGTAACAGGTGCAGGATCAATTGTGTTTAATGAAATTTTACCTTCTAACAGTGTACTAGAAGAAGTTAAACCTAAGATAGTAAAAGACATTTCAGCAGATGTTAGATCACAGATTATTGATCAGGTATTTGCATACAAAACATTTGGACTACGTTACGACCAAGTTAATCGAAATTGGCGAGTAATAATTAATGAAAATTTGAATACAGTAGATGTGTTTAGTAACGGTAAAACAGGTGATGTTACAAATAACCAGTTAGACTCTAGTTGGCTAATACTATTTGAAACTAACGGCGAAAAGTATACCATTACAAATAGAGGATTACGTTACATATTTGAAAGTGATAAAGAATTAAGTTTTTACTTTGACGGACAAAGCAAAATATACGATTCGCAAACAGGGCAATTAGTTAAAGACAAAATTGCTATTATGAATTTTAATACTCAACCAGATTCTCTCAACGCATTTAATAATGATATTAATTGGGAAATAGTAAAAGAATTTACAAATGCAGACGGATATATCAATAGTAAAAAAGTTGAAGTTAGCTTCTTTGACTTAAACGATGACGGAAGTGTAGACGATCCAGATATATTTGATAATGTAGTAGCACCACAAACAAATTCTGCAACAAAATATATTTTCTTAAAGAAAGAATCGTCAGATCAAGGATTTAGCAAATACAATTATTATAGCAAAGGAAGTTCTATTAATGTTGTTGCAACAGAAACTGAAATAGGTGCATACAGCCAATACACTGATGGACAAATTTTTTATATAATAGATAATGATAATTTTAAAATTTTAAATAATAATCTTCTTAGTATTACATCAGATTATAAAGCATATGTTGGAAGATCAGATCTTAAATTCCAATATGTACATAGTGCAGATCAAAGCAATAGAATTGATCCTAGTGCAAGTAATATAATCGATGTATATATGTTAACTAGAGCATATGATATAAACTTTAGAAAGTATCTTAGAGGAGCAATAGAAACTATGCCGTTACCTCCTAGTTCAGATGAACTATTTCAAAACTATGGCGGACAAATTAACGAGTACAAATCAATTAGTGACGAAGTAATATATCATTCGGTGCAATATAAACCTTTATTTGGTGTACATGCACAAGATACTTTACAAGCAACTTTTAAAATTGTACCAAACGCAGGTGAAGTTGTAAACGGTAATGAATTAAAAACAGACGTTATCAGTGCAATTAATAAATTCTTTGGTTTACAAAACTGGAACTTTGGTGATTCTTTTCACTTTACTGAATTAGTAACATATATAATGAATAGTATAGCACCTAATGCTGTTAATATTTTACTTGTTCCAAAACAAGCCTCACAAGGCTTTGGTAGTTTATACGAAGTAAAAGCAGAAAACAATGAACTTTTTATTAATGATGCAACAGTTGATGACGTTGAGATTATTGACAGTGTTACAGCTTCAAGAATTCAAGCATCAGGTAATGTAATAACATCAACAGGTACAACTAATACAGGTATTAGAAGTCAAGCATTAACAACTACAAGCACAACAACTACTAGTTCAAACAGTACAAGCAGTAGCAGTAGTAGCAGTTCAAGCGGAAGTAGCGGAAGCGGCGGAGGATATGGTTACTAATGGCACAGGATGAAAGCCCAATCCCAACAGGGAATAACGCAAAAAGAAAATCAGCTGATTTATTACCAAGATATTTTCGAACTACAGCGAATAAGAAATTTTTAAGTAGTACACTAGACCAGATGATGCAACCTGGTGTTATTGAAAAGGTTGATGGATTTATTGGTCGTAAAGATGCAAAGGCATTTAAAGCTTCGGACAATTACATAAGTGATGTATCTACTAGTAGAGAAAATTATCAATTAGAACCTGTTGCGACAGTAACAGACAATTTAGACAACATTACATTTTATAGAGATTATAGAGATTATATAAACGCAAGTTCAATTAGAAATGCAGATAATATCGATCATAGCAAGTATAGCTCACAAGAATACTATGCATGGCAACCACATATTAATTGGGATAAGTTTGTAAATTTTAGAGAATACTATTGGCTACCAGCTGGACCGGACGAAGTTCCTGTTTATGGAAGTGCAAGGAATATTACTAGTACCTTTGCAGTTAATCGACAAGATAATGTTGATAACAACAGTTATATTTTTAGCGACGAAAATAAAGTAAGCAATCCTACATTAACTTTATATAGAGGACAAACGTATAATTTTGATATTAATGCTGTTGACATGCCTTTTAGTATTAGAACTAGTACTGAAATAAGTGACGACACAAATTTATATAATATAGGAGTAAGTCAACAAAAGGTTGAACAAGGCACAATAACGTGGACAATTGATTTAGAATCACCTGATACTTTATATTATACGAATGGAAATGATATTGAAACATCAGGACTTATTATTATAAAAGATATTAGAGATAATACACAACTTAATGTAGGTGACGAAGTTATTGGTAAAAAAACTTATACTATGCAAAATGGTTATGAATTAACAAATGGCATGAAGGTAAAGTTTTATGGACAAATTACACCAGCCAAATATGGTGAAGGTAATTGGTATGTCGAAGGTGTTGGAGAATCAATTAAATTAATTTCAGAAGACGATCTTGTTATTACTGCTGACTACTTGTCAGATGTTGCTTCTGCGTTTGACGCACAAGGATTTAGTTCATTACCTTTTGGTGATGCAACATCATATGCTACATTAAAAGATTATATTGTTATTAATAGAGCATCCAAAGACGGAAATCAATGGTCACGTTATAACAAATGGACACATAAAAGTGTAATTGAAAATATTGCAAAAATTAATAATGTTCCTGTAGTTTTAGATCAGAATTATAGAGCTACAAGACCAATTATTGAATTTAATGCAGGATTAAAACTTTATAATTTTGGAACACAATCAAAAACTTCAGTCGACTTAGTTGATACAGTTACTAAAGATGTGTTTTCGGATATCGAAGGCCAAGTTGGTTATTTTGTTGACGGAGTAGAATTAGTAAAAGGTATGCGTGTGTTGTTCACAGCAGATCCTGATAGCTTTGTTGCAGGTAAAATTTACGAAGTTAATTTTATTAGTCAAAACGGAAATCTACAACTTGCTCTTAAAGAAAGTACAGATGCAGTTCCGCAAACAAACGAAACAGTACTAGTAAAAGCAGGTACAAATTATAAAGGTAAAATCTTTTATTACAATGGTACTACTTGGAAACAAACACAAGACAAGACTAAAGTTAATCAGCAACCTTTATTTGATTTATATAACGATGCAGGTGCACAGCTATCTACATTAGATTCTAGTACATTTTCTGGAAATAAAATTTTTAGTTATAAAGTTGGTACAGGTGCAAACGATACAGAACTAGGATTTCCATTAAGCTATAGAACGATAGAAAACAGTGGTGATATTGTTTTTGATTTTAATCTATTGTTAGACACTTATCAATATGATGTACTAACTGATGTACTTACTGTTAGTACAGACACTGCATTATTAAGAAAGTATACTGATAGAACAACATTTACAAATGTTTCAGGTTGGACAAAGGCACTAACAAAGTCTACACAGCCTGTTGTTAAACAAGAAACAGTTGGTGCTAGAACAAACAATTTTATTATCGATGTTTATAATAATAGCGGAAACTTAAATGATTTAGACGTTAAAGTTTATGTAAACAGTGTTCGAAAGCGTGACGGTGTTGATTATACTATTAATAGAGTTAACAATTACGCATATGTTACATTTAATACAAACTTAGTAGTTGATGATAAATTAGTTTTAAAAACTACATCAAGTTCGCCAAAAAGACCAAATGTAGGATTTTATGAATTTCCAATTAACTTTGAGAAAAATCCACAGAACGAAAATGTTACAACTTTTACACTAGGAGAAGTATTAGATCATGTTGATAGTATAGTTGATAATGTTGCTGGATTTAAAGGCACATTTCCAGGAGTTAGTAATCTAAGAGATCTTGGTAATTCAGCAAAGTATGGATTAAAATTTGTACAACATAGTGGACCAGTCAATCTTGCTTTAGTTAATATTACTGACAAAGATTATGATGCTATTGAAGCTATGAAATACTCTGCTATTGAATATATTAAGTTCAAAAGAGAATTTTTAAGAATAGCTAACGAACTTGGGTTTGAAGGGAATGATAAAGTACATGTAGATAAGGTTCTAACAGAACTTAACTCAAGCAAAACTAACAAAGATGCATTTTATTTTAGTGATATGATAGCCCACGGGGGAGACACTAAAGTAACACATAACATTGAAGATTCGTCACAAACAATTTTTAGCCTAACACGTGGTATTGACTTTACATCATTATCTGATAAAGCAGTACTAGTATACCTAAATGAAAAACAGCTAACGATCAACAAAGATTATACAGTTAGTACAGACGGATTTTTAACATTATTAAATGCACCAACAGGTGGTGACGTACTAGATGTATATGAGTTTATTACAACAGATGGTTGTTGGATACCACCAACACCTACTAAGTTAGGATTATATCCTAAGTTCACCCCAGAAATATTTTTAGACGACACTTATGTTAAAACACCAACAGACTCGACAGGTCCTTATAAGATATATGGCAGAGACGAAGCAACAACAGCTTCATATAAAGGCAAAGTTGGTTGGTTCTATCCTTTGTTTACTGATGAAGTTTCAGCACAGCAAGAAGATATAAGAAATGGTGGATCAGGATTAGCTCACGTACATATTTTTGCAGGATCTAATACTTTGTTTTATATGCCTAGTGGAACTATGAATCATGCCACTAATGATACACAATTAATAGATGAATATCCAAATGCAAGAGCAATGCTACAAGGACATGACGGAAGTTTATGGAGATGTTTTGGAGACTTTAGAGATAATCTTTTATTAGATATTGAAAAAAGAATTTATAATAATTTAAAACAACCTTACGATGAAAACATTTTAGACATTACTGATTACATTCCTAGCAAAAAAAGAGTTACAGGATTTACAAGAAAGCAAATTTCGAAAACAATGATTTCAGAATTTAACAGTTGGTTAGAAACTGTTGGAACACCTGATTATGTATCTAATACATATTATACTCCAGGCAATGGCTTTACATATTATTACGGCGCGGCAAGCGATCCTTATGCTCAACCGCTAACAGGCTTTTGGAGATCGGTATATAAAGATTTTTATAATACAGATAGACCGCATAGTCATCCATGGGAAATACTTGGATTTAAAGAAAAACCTAATTGGTTTGACACCGAATATGGACCAGCTCCTTATACAAGTAATAATTTATTACTTTGGGAAGATTTATCAAAAGGCATTGTTAGAGGAAAATCTGGATCTAAAGTAACTTATAGAAACAAATATAAAAATGAAGATATTTACAAATATATTCCAGTTGATGCTAATGGTAATCTTTTAGCACCAAACGAAACAGGATATTCTCAAGGTAATATTACTACAACTTATAATTACGAATTTACATTTGGTGACGAAGCTCCTGTAGAAACTGCTTGGCGTCGAAGCTCACATTATCCATTCAGTTTAATGATATCATGGGCATTAAATCAGCCAGCACAGTTTTTTGGACTAGCTTTTGATAGAAGTAGAATTGTACGTAACGGAGCAGGACAATTGGTTTACAAAGATACAAGTAAACGTATTGAATTAAACCAACTTAAATTTCCTAATAGTACTACTGATAGTGAAAGAGTATTCACAGCAGGTATTGTAAATTATATGCAAGGCTATCTTGTAGAAAATGATACTCTTAGATTTATTAATTACAAAACTAATCTTACATCAGTTCAAAATAAGCTAGGATCTAAAATAGGTGGATTTACACAAAAGTCTAAATTTAGATTGATACTAGATGCAAGAACTCCTACAAATCAGGGTAATGTTTTTGTTCCTGAAGAAAACTATAAAATTCAATTAACAAAAAGCATACCAACAGAAGTAATATCATATAGCGGAATGATTATTGAGATTACTGCTTCAGGATATATTATTAAAGGATACGACAAAGATAATCCTGTATTTAAATATTATCCTGTTATAAGAAAAAACAACGATCGTGTGATAAATGTAGGTGGAATTAGTGAAAACTTTTTAACATGGACAGAAGATAAATTATACGAAGTAGGACAAATTGTTGAATTGTCTGATAATTATTATAGAGTAAAAATATCACACACATCAAGTGACAATTTTAATCAAGATAATTTTCAGAAACTAGCAGAGCTTCCTGAAGAAGGTGGGGCATCAGCATATCTTTCTACTAACTTTGACACAACCTTACAAGAGATGCCATACGGTACATTATTCAGAGATAAACAAGACGTTGTTGATCTTATGATGGGATATCAAAGATATCTTATAGCAACAGGGTTTAAATTTGATTCCTTCAATCAAGATATTGAAGAAATTGAAAATTGGAGTCTTAGTGCAAAAGAATTTTTATTCTGGACTACACAAAATTGGGAAGCTGAAACTATACTAACTTTAAGTCCTAGTGCAAGACAAATTACCTTTACAAGACCATATTCGGTAGTTGATGACATATATGACAACTTTTATGATTATAGTTTATTAAAAGCGGATGGAAAAAGATTGTTAGCAGACTTTGCAACAACAGAACGTGACAACACAAACGATTTTGGAATTTTTGTAAAGAACACTGATGACGGTATCTATCATCTTAAAATTCCATTAGTTCAACACGAGCATGCTATTGTTATTGATAACAAAACTGTATTTGGAGATGTGATTTATAACAGAGCTCAAGGTTATAGACAAGAAAGAATCAAAGTAAAAGGATATCGCTCAGATGATTGGAACGGTTCTTATAATATTCCAGGTTTTATATTTGATGATGCAGTCGCTACCGAATGGGCCGCTTGGCAAGATTATAAAATAGGATCATTAGTTAAGAACAAACAATATTATTATGTAGCATCTAGAAATATTTCAGGAACAGAAATATTCCAAGAAGCAGGATGGGTATTGTTGAACGAAAAACCAGAGCAACAATTATTACCAAACTTTGATTATAAAGCAAAACAGTTTTCAGATTTTTATGATTTAGATTCTGATAACTTTGATGTTGAACAACAAAAACTTGCACAGCATTTAACTGGATATCAAAAACGTAAGTATCTTGAAAATATTATTAATGATGATGTTAGTCAGTATAAGTTTTATCAAGGAGCAATCCAGGATAAAGGTACAAAAAACGTTTTAACTAAATTATTTGATAAATTAGGAAGTGCAAATAAAGATAGTTTAGAGTTTTACGAAGAATGGGCAGTGCGTGTAGGACGTTATGGTGCATCTACAGGCGAAGACCACTTTGATATTGTTTTAGATGAAAGTAAGTATAGACAAGAACCACAACAGGTTGAACTTGTGGATACTATTAATCCGCAAGACACTACTTTAATTTATAGATTAGATAGAAATAATATATATGTAAAGAGTAAAGACTATGATCATAAACCTTTAGTTACAAAATATTTTAATGAAGCTAACAGCTATACTAAGACAGCAGGATATGTTAATCCTTCCGATGTTAGTTTAAGTTTAGTATCTTATGACTCTCTGTTAACCCAAACAAATGTTACTACAAACACTTATATTTGGACAGCAACAGATAGATCCCAGCAGACTTGGGGCGTTTATAAATTAGTAGCAACAGATTTTAGAATTACTAAGGTAACTGAAAGCCAATCTAATAAATTTACAATTACAGTTGACAAATCAGCAGATTTTACTAAAGGCGAAATAATTGGGATTAATGATATTTCTAGTAACACTGACGGATATTATAAAGTAGATAGTGTTTCTCTAGATGTTATTACTTTAGAATCAACTGTTGGCGAAGACATAGAAGCAACCCAAGACGATGCAGATGTTAATGGTTACATAACACAATTTAAAACAGCAAGGCTTCCAACATTAGCACAAGCAAACGATAGCCTTACTATTTCAAATTTAAATAATACACTTTGGGTTGACGATGATGATACCGGAAAATGGACTGTATTAAGTAATAACAAGATATTCGAATTAAAACCTAATATTGTTAATACTGCGGCCGGATTGCTCGACTCTACTGAAAAAGACTTTGGTACAGCATTTAGTGTAACAAGTGATAACAACCGTATTGCAATTACTGCTCCTAAAGATTTAAATGGTAGTGTTTATGTTTATCAAAGACCAAGTGATAATACTGAATACGGATTCTTACAACAAATTGACGAACAAGCATTTTTGTTTGATTCAAATGGAGGCTTTGGACAAAGTGTTGCAATAAGTCCAGATGGCAAATATCTTGCAATTGGTTCGCCACATGCTTCAAATGTTAAGAGTAAATTAAAAGGCGACTATAATAATAGTGTTTCATATACGCAAGGAGATATTGTTTTATATTCTGAGCAGTTATGGAAAGCTGATAGAAATGTTGAAGCAGATGCTTTACAAATTTATAGTAACCATTCATCTAATGCACAAGCAAAAGAAGATGATTATGATGCAACTACACAAACTTATCCAACTATAGAATATATTGTACGTGGTGACTATACATTAGGTGCTGATTCGGATACAGATCATATTTTAGTTAGAGCAGAAAAAGAACAATTTGAAGGAACTAAGTCAGGCGACATTTTAACTCTTAAATGGAACAAATATACTACTTCTAATCAAACAGGTATTCAACCATTTAACGGAGATAGTACACTAACTGAATCTCTTATAAATGGTAACCATACTATTGTTGACAAAGTACAACATATTGTTCATATTCAAAGTACATTAAGTGTTCCTAATGCTGGCGCAGAAATTACTACTGATACTTGCAGAGCTACAATAGCATATAGAAGAACCAATAATGAAAATGAAATGACTGTTTACATTAAAAACGTAAATGGCTCATTCCAAGGTACAGGAAAAATTTATGCAGACGGCATTCTAGTTGGTGACTATGTAGAATCATTACAAATTACTGATAACTACCATACAGGTTGGTGGTTAGTTAATGTAGGAAGTACATTTACAAGCAGTAACCTTACTGAAACAAATGCTAATCTTGTAATCCAAGATATTACATTAGAAGATAATATTATTAATAATCCTTACTTTAGTAATATATTGGATACAAAACAATTACAAAACCTATCTAATCCAACTAAAGTATCAGAAATAGGTATATTATCTCACATACAAGGTCAAAGTAATATACAAGTTCTTGATAGCAAGTGGTGGGTTAGAACACCATTAGCTCATGGAAACAGCATTACAGTAGGTGATAAAACAAGACTTTGGCTAAACACAATTAGAGTTAACGGATTAGTTCAAAACCCAACAGCAATAGGTCTTGAATCAACGTACATTAACAATACACAACATACTGTTGCAGATATATGGAATGGTTATGTAGAAGTTAGATTGACAAATTTTGATCTTAATGGAGATCCTTTTATTCCAACCGTTGGAGATATATTAACAGATACTGCAACAAGTTCAACAGCTGAAATTGCATATATTGAAAGATCCTTTGCTACTGCAAAAATTTATGTCAAAAATAGAAACGGAAATTGGGCAGTAGGATCAGACTTTGGTGTTAATTCAAATGCAACATTTATTGAAAATGATTCGACTGTACGAACTATTGGACCTATTAATTCAGCAAAAATGGAAAACAGTATATCAGGTCCAATTTTAGTTTTTGATTCAGGAAGCAATATTCCGGTAGTAGTAGGTGGAACAAATTATCTAAACGATTTAGAGTACTGGATTTATTCGTCAAATACTATTCAAGGTATTACTGACACAGCAAACCCTCCGTCTAGTATTAACTTAGATTGGAAAAGGCAGTATAATATTCCTGTTGTTGCTGAAGGATATAGTACAGGACTTGACGAGCAAGGTACATTTGCAATTTATCAACTTCAAGGTGTAACATACCAATTAATTAATTATTACACTGTTCCTAATAGTGCAAATAATCGTAAGCTAGGAACAAAACTAAAATTTGTACAACCAGATTCTAGTAGTTACAAATTGTATATTCATGCTGAAGGTGATGGCACAGAACATAACCAAGGTAGAGTATATTTTGTAAATAAAAATTCTACAGAGGACTGGGCATTATCTGTACAACAAAATTATAGGGGTAATTTTAAAATCTCAGCTACATATTTTGAAAACGAATATGTAAGATTTGGTGAAACAATCTATAAAGCTAATACTAACTTAATACCCGGCGTGTTCAATGTTAACCAATGGACGGCACAAACTAGCGGATTAGATCTATTAGGTTATGTTCCTAACGATACAAATTATTCACTGGTAGAAAGTACACTAGAACAAGCAAACTTAGAAGCATTTGCATCTGATTTTGATGTAAGTTCAAAAGGAGAAGTATTAATTGCTAATTCAGCATATACAAGTGTATATGAAATTGAATCAGGCGGAGTGTCTTTAGGATTAGACAGTAGTATTGCAAATAGAAAAGTTGTAGTATACAGACTTAACGGTTCAAGTTATGAGTATTCGCAAATATTAGAACCTTTTAATCTAACTGAAGACTATGGATCAACAATAGCAGTATCAGAAGATGGTAGAAAGATAGCAATTGGTGCACCATTAAATAGTGATTTAGTTGATGACGGCGGAGCAGTTTATCTTTACATACAGAGTGGTAATACATTTGTATATTCACAGACATTACGTCCAATTAGTAAAGAATCAAATATACAGTTTGGTTCAAAAATTGACTTTGATGGAAACACATTAGCAGTTGCATCACGCGGCGGCAGTATGATAAGTTCTACTTCCTTTGATACCTTTAAAGATTTGAAAACAGGTGAACAATATATACTAGATAAGCAGTCTTCTGTAAATCCTCTACCAACATCTTTCGATAATAATTCAACAGTATTCCAAACAATTGATCAAGGAAGTGGTGTTGTAAGTTTATATGAAACTATTAACAATACATTATTGTACAGTCAAAACTTTACATATGATTTAGATACACAAGATTTTGGTAATAGAATGCTAGTTAATAAAAATCATGTGTATATTGGCTTGCCTAAACAACAAGTACCAAATAGTAGTGTGCTTGATAAAGGATTAGTTGCAGAATTCCGCAAACCAGCTAATACAACATCTTGGAAAGTCAAAAGAGAACCAGTTTTACCAGTAGACACAAGTAAGTTAAAAGGGTTATATTTGTACAACAAAGAAACAAACGGCTTACTTACATATTTAGATTATATAGATCCTATCCAAGGAAAAATTGCAGGTCCTGCAGAACAAGAAATATCTTTTAAAACAAGTTATGACCCTGCAAGATATTCAGTATCTACAGATGCAACAATTACAGCAGATACCTTAAACTATACTAGTACAGAATGGATTGGTAAACTATGGTGGGATATAGATAGTGCTAAGTTTATAAATTATCATCAAGGATCTATAAGCGAATCTACAGCAAACTTTAATGCAATATTTCCAGGAACAAGAGTAGAAGTGTATGAATGGGTAGAATCTAAGTTACTACCAAGTGAATGGGATGACTTAGTTGGAACTGAATCCGGAATAAAACAAGGAGTTAGTGGCACTACTAAATATGGAGATAGTGTTTACAGTGTTAGACGTAGATATAGTGAAACTTCTGAAACATTCACTAATTACTATTATTATTGGGTGTTTAACAAATCAACATTACCGCAGGTTGAAAACAGAGTAGTAACATGTTCTGATGTAATTAATTATATTACTATTCCGATGGACATGGGTTATAGATTTGTTGCACCTTTGGGTTCTAATAGATTTGCAATTTATAACTGTAAGTCGTTTATTGAAAACAAAAGCACAGCAATTAGTTTTAATTGGTGGACTATAGAAAATCAACAACAACCTGTACATTTAGAATATCAATTAATTAGTGACGGTCTTGAAACAAGTATTCCTAATAGACAAATAGAACAGAAATGGTTTGATAGTTTAGTAGGATTTGACAGAAATGACAGACCTGTTCCTGATTTAAATTTACCTATCAAAGAAAAATATGGATCATTAAACGAACCGAGACAGAGTTGGTTTATTAATAGAACAGAAGCACGTAAGCAATTTATTGAAAGAGCAAATAATACATTAAGTAAGAACTTAATTGTTGATGATTTTGATTTAACTAAATTAACCGGATTTGATCCTCAACCTACAGTAGCAACAGGAATTTTTGATACAACATCTGATAGTTATGCTGAAATAAGGTTTGTTAGTGTTGCTAGAGTTAAACCTGCTAGTTTAACATTAGAAGTTGAAAACGGTGTTATTATAAATGTATTAATTAATGATGGTGGACAAGGATATATTTCTACACCAACCTACACTATATCAGATACAGGAGGCACCGGAGCAGTGCTTACTCTTGCACTTGATGCTAATGGTGCGATTTCAAACGTAACTATCGTTAATGGTGGTAGAGATTATACAAGTAATGTATCAATAGCAGTAAGAAAATTTGCAGTCCTTGTTAAAAGTGACGAAACTATTGGTAGCAAATGGAGTGTTTATCAATGGAATGGTACAGAATATTTAAGAACACTTACACAAAGTTATGATATCAATCTATATTGGAAGTACAAAGACTGGTATGCAACAAATTACAACCAATTTACTTTTATTAACCATACTATTGATTCTAGCTATGAAATTTATGCACTTGATGATCAAATCGGAGACATTATTAAGATTAATAGTGTAGGAACAGGTGGTTGGTTATTACTAAGAAAGATTGCCAACCTGGATACACAGGATTACACATTAAGCTATGAGACTATAGGTAGACAAAACGGAACTATAGAATTTTTAAACAGCCTTTATGATGTTAATTCTAGTAATACTGCATTTGATGGCGCTAGTTTTGATAAAATATTCTATGACACAGAACCAAATACTGAATTTAGAAAAATACTTGAAATATTAAAATCAGATATCTTTATTGATAATCTTGCAGTTCACTGGAACGAATTATTCTTTGCAAGTGTACGTTATGTATTTACAGAGCAACCTAATGTTGATTGGGCGTTTAAAACTAGTTTTGTAAAAGCAAAACATAATATTGGTGAATTAGAACAAAAAGTTACATTCCAAAATGATAGCTTGCCAAGTTATCAAGAATATGTTGAAGAAATGAAACCTTACAAAACTAAAATTAGAGAATATCTAAGTTCTTACGAAAAGGTTGATCCAGCAAGTAACGTAATTACTGATTTTGATCTTGCACCGTATTATGATGAGCAGGCAGGAAAAATTATTCCACAAAGTGTAAAAGTTATAAATGGACAAATAGTACCTGGAGTTTCGGATATACAAAATTATCCAAGCAAGCATTGGATAGACAATGTAGGTTTTGAAGTTACATCTTTTAGTATTGCTAATCCAGGTAGTGGATATCAAACACCTCCAAAGATTATTATTAGTGGCGGCGGCGGAACAGGTGCAACAGCAGAAGCATTTATTGGTACAGGTGGCAAAGTAACAAGTGTTAAAGTTACAAATACAGGTAGTGGATATTTAACAAGACCAACTATACAAGTTTCTGGTTCTATTGGCGATACCGGAACAGTTGCTAGACTAAGTCCAATACTCGGAGGCGGCAAAGCAAAATCAACTCACATTAGGTGTAAGTTTGATAGAGTTACAGGAACATATTTGTTCCAAACATTAAATGAAACACAAACATTTACATCAACGATTGATCAACAGATCTTTAATTTAAAATGGCCTATGCAGTTAAAGTCAACACAAATTACAGTTACAGTTGATGGGCTAGAATCATTACGTAGTGAGTATGCATTTAGTAATATTGAAGATACTACTAAAGGCTATACAAGAACATACGGTCGTATTACATTTACTAATGCACTTGCAGTAGGAAAAACAGTTGTAATTAAATATAACAAAGCACCTGAGTTATTGCAAGCACAGGATAGAATTAATTTATACTACAATCCGACTACAGGAATGTACGGAAATGATCTTTCACAATTATTAGATGGTATTGACTATGGCGGAGTTGAAGTTAGTAGCTTTGATTTTGGTACTGGAACTGGATGGGATTCAGATGAATGGTTTACAACAACCTATGACACATTTGATACAACATTTGAAGATGAAGTTTTCCAAATTGGCGATGATAGTACACGAGTACTAAATTTTGCTAGTCCGTTAGTAGCGAACACAGTTTATAACGTTTATAAAAACGGTGTTAGATTAGACGATCCAAATTTTGGTACAGCAAATCCTGTTACTAATACAAATGCAGTTATGCAAAGTATTACAGGTGCAGGACAAACAGGAGTTGCATTGTATGACGATGCCGGAGATCTAGCAAGTGATATTATTATATTAGACGAAGAATCTATTCCAACCGGATCAGGAGATATATTAGTATTTAGAAAAACAACGTCAGACGGTTCTTTCTTACCAGATCCAAGATCATACGATACTGTACTATCAGGCGGCGATTTTGCATTTAGTACAGCAAGAGGTATTAATCCGGAAGAAATTATTGTAGATGGTGACGATTTTATAAGTCCAACAACATCAAAAGGACCTGAAGAACAAGTACCTGGACAAGTATTAGATACTGTTGATATCAAAGTATTCCATAGACCTAAAGATGGAGGTAGTATATTATCAAGTAATTCTTATAGAACAAATGGTATTGATGGAACATTTGAGTTTGGTATTCAACCACAAAACAAAGAAGGTTTAATTGTTAAACTTAATGACACAATATTAGCACAGTCTTTATATACTGTAGATTATAGAAATAAAACAATCAAACTTAATACAACACCTACTGCAAATCAAGATGTTAATATTATTTGTATTAGTGGTAATGGTAAGAATGCAATTGAACAAAGTGAATTCAGAGGTGACGGAAGTACAACTGCTTATGTAACAAAAATACATTACACTAAAGATTTAGATTATTATGCTACAGTTAATGGCGAAGCAGTTGAGTCAGTAATTACTTCTACTGGTGATAGTACAGACGAAGACCCGAAAGCAATGATTGTGTTTGGTGTTGCTCCACCAGACAATAGTGTAATTAATTTTGCAATATACACATCAGTAGATTCATTTAGTAAAATAGAAACATCAGAATTTACAGGTGACGGAAGTACAAAAGTATTCACATTAAATAAAACACCATACAGTGCAAAACCAAACAGTCACAACGTAATTGTTAAACAAGGAAATAAAATTCTAAATCCTGGATACAATCAATCATTTAATTGTACACCGGCACAAAGAGAATATTTCTTAGAAATATGGCAATCACCAATTGGAAGTTTCCAGTCTAAAGACATTTTAATATTACTTAATGGTAAAGAACTTACTATTGCAGTTGAATATAATCTTCGTCCTGCGAACAGTAGTATTATACTTGAGCCAGGAATTGGTCGAGATGGTGATGTATTAGAGGTTTACATAAGAACAGATGGAGATTATGCATTTGGTGATGTACAAACTATAAACTCTAATCTAACTTGGGTAGATAGTGGTGCAAATTTACAGCTTAACACAGCACCAGCAGATGGCGAAAAACTTACAGTGTACACATTTAATAAACACGATAGTATGGATTTTGAAAGACAGAATTTTGATGTTGTTGCAAGAAGTGTAATTGCTGTAGGAACAGAAGACCATATACAGTTTAATCATATTAAAGCAGGATTAGTAAAACTTAGATACCCTGCTATTGATGCACAGTACGTTTGGCTAACAATTAACGGTATATTACAAACACCTAGTGTTGATTATAAATTAACAGATGATAAAAACTTCTTAAAGTATAACGGGTCATTTGCAGACAATGATGTAATTGAAGTTATACAGTTTAGTTCACAAGGTGAAATTACACCTAAGTTTGGATTTAGTCAATTCAAAGATATTTTAAATAGAAATATTTACAAGAGACTAGGTGATGTTGCGCCATTAAAACTTGCAAAAGATCTGCATACGTTTGATAAAGAAATTTTATTAGACGATGCTACTACTATTAGCACTCCTGATAAAAACAGTAGTATACCTGGTATTTTGTTTATAAATGGTGAGCGTATTGAATTCCTAATTAAACAAGGCAATGTATTACGTCAAATACAAAGAGGAACACTAGGAACAGGAGTTGCAAGTGTGCATGAAGCAGGTAGTGATATATACAATCAAGGATCGATACAAACAGCACCATATGCGGATCAAACTATTATAGATGAGCAAATAGGTGACGGATCTACTACAGTATTTCCTCTAGCATTTACGCCTACAAGCGTAAATGAGTTTGAAGTATTCGTTGCAGGCAAGAGATTACGCAAAAATGCAATACAAATGTTTGATCCAACACTTGATCAAGACTCTCCTGAAGCTGATAAAACAGCGCCAGCAGAGTTTTCAGTGGACGGAACAACAGCAAGTGTAACTTTGTTAAATACACCAGCAGTTGGTGTAAAAGTAAAAATTGTTAGAAGACAAGGAAAACGCTGGTCAGACCCAGGAATTTCACTTAATGATGCGGAAAGTTTGGTAGCACGTTTCTTTAAGGCGGAAAAGGTGGAGCTACCCAAATAAATACAGTATAGGACAAAGGTATGATTGACAACATAAAAGAAGAAAACGGAGTAATGCTCCAAGGACATATTAAAATTTCTAACCCTGAAACGGGCGAAATTATAGTCGATAAACGTAATGCTATCCACTATGAAAACATGAGTATTTCGCTTGCAGAAAGTTTAGCTAATGCAGGACAAGGTACTATCTATCAAATGGCGTTTGGCAACGGAGGAACTAGTATTGACCCTACTGGAATTATTACATACCTAACACCTAACAGTACAGGTACTAATGCTAGTCTTTATAACCAAACATTTATTAAAGTTGTTGATGATAGAAGCGTTAATAATACAGATCCTGCAAGAAATAAGATTGAATCAAGACACGTAAGTGGTACTAACTATACAGATATTGTTGTTAGTTGTTTGCTTGACTATGGTGAACCTTCAGGACAAGATGCTGTTGATAACGCAACAGACGCTAATAGTTCATATGTGTTTGACGAATTAGGCTTAGTAAGTTATAGCCCATCAGCACAAGGTAAACTGTTAACACATGTAATTTTCCACCCAGTACAAAAGAGTTTGAATAGACTTATTCAAATTGATTATACTGTGCGTGTACAAAGTTTATCGGGGTTTAACGAATAATGGCATACACAATTAACTACTCAGACACTAACAAGGGAACTATCTCAATTGAAGATAGTACAATTAATCAGCAAACAAGTCTAGATATTCCTGGACGTAACACTACTAGTTATGGGTCAGTTATTGCCGAAAACTTTTTAAAGCAATTAGAAAATTTTGCAAATACTACAGCACCAAGAAGTCCAATTCAAGGACAGTTGTGGTATGATAGTTCAACAGGAGTTGACACACTTAAACTGTACGATGGTACAGGTTGGGTTAACGCTAGTGGACTTAAAAAAGGAAATAATGCACCAGACGTTGCAAACGCATTACAAGGTGACCTTTGGTCAGATACAGACAACAATCAGTTGTATATTTTTACAGGTAGTGGTTGGACACTAGTTGGTCCAGAATATAGTGATGGATTATTAACAGGTGCAAAGCCAGTTGTTGTTACAGGTAAAGACGAAGTACTTTATACTATTCTACAACTAGAAGTAGGTGGTGCGCCGATAGCAATCTATTCAACAAGAACATTCCAACCTAAGACAACAATATCAGGATTTACAATTATTCAACCAGGACTTAATTTGTCTACAGCAAACATAGGTGGAGATGGTGTAGCAAAATATCTTGGTACAAGCGAAAAAGCAGAAAACTTAGTTGTTGCAGGTGCAAGCGTTGCGGCAAGTAACTTTTTAAGATCAGATGTTGCAAGTACATCATCACAAAAATTAACAATTAGTAATAACTCAGGTATACAAGTAGGACAAGATGCTGTTGTTACATTTGATGTACAAGGTACATCGGGTGTTGTCACTAACTTAACATCGGGTGCACCAATTGACTTTAAGGTTAATAACTTAGGTGTACAAGCAAACGTAATTAGAATTGACTCAACTGAAAAAGTTGGTATTAATACATTATCACCAGCAGAAGCATTAGATGTAGCAGGTTCAATACAAACAAGTGCAAATTTAATTGTACAAGGTACAACAGACAGTGCAAGTATTGGAACTGGAGCGGTTAAAATTAGCGGCGGCGTTGGTATTGCTAAAAAATTATTTGTTGGTACAGATTTAAATGTTGCAGGATCAAGTACAGTTGGATCAGTAACACCTATATCAACACAAACATATTCATTAGGTACAAGCACCAACCGTTGGTCGGCAGTACATGCAGTTGAATTTAGAGGTAATTTAATTGGTAACATTACAGGTACAGTTACAGGTGGTTCAACAAATGCTAATAAATTAACAAGTGCATCAACATTCCAACTCACAGGAGATGTAAGTTCAAATCAAATTACATTTGATGGTCAAGTTGGCGGAACTACAAAAACATTTAACACAGCAATTAGTAATACATTTATTGCTAACAAAACACTTGCTACAACACCTAACAATGATGATGAAATTATTATCAACAGGATTTCAGGTAATGATACAGGTGTGTTTAAGATTTCACAAGCGGCATTAGTAAGTAGTGTGCCAGTAATTCCAATTGGTACTATTGTACCGTTTGGTGGAGTTAATGTTCCAGCAGGTTGGGCATTATGTGACGGAACAGAAGTTAGAATTGCTGACTACTTGAGCTTATACAATACTATACAATATCAATTTAAAGACCAAAGCCAAGTTACATCAGGGTTCTTTGGTCTACCAGACTTTAGAGGTAGATTTGCATTAGGTGCTGATAACATGGGCGGTTCAAGTGCAAACAGAGTTACAGACGTTAACGCTGATACAGTAGGACTAGCATCAGGTGTTGAAAGCAGAGCAATTGATGTTAAAAACTTACCGGAACACGAACATGATTTAAGATCACCAAAAGGTGCTCAGTTCTATGTAATACTTGATGATAGTGGCATACAACAAGATGCTGACACTATTCCATATGATGCACCAACAGGATCAGGCGCAGGTCAAGCAAGAACTTCAAGTGGTGGACTACTTAACAGAAGAAACATTGTTTATAATAGTAATACAGGACTAGAAGAATTTGAAACGTTTGATATTACAGAACTTGGAACTCCGTATAATGTTATGAATCCGTTCTTAACAGTCAAATATATTATCTATACAGGAGTAGGGGGCTAATATGGCATATCAAATTAATAAGACTAGCGGCGCATTACTTGTTAACCTAGCAGATGGGCAGATTGACGTAGCAACTACTGATATCACACTAATTGGTAAAAACTATACAGGATTTGGCGAAAGCATAAACGAAAACTTTGTTAAGATGTTAGAAAATTTTGCTAACGCTTCTTCTCCAGCTAATCCGCTTGCAGGACAAATTTGGTGGGATACATCAAATAGTAGACTAAAAGTTTACACAGGCACTGACTGGACAACAGGTGGTGGACCTATTGTGCAACCTACTCAACCTACAATGGTTGCAGGTGATATGTGGATTAACAATGATGCTAATCAACTTTACTTTTTTGACGGCACGGATTTAGAATTAGCAGGACCAATTTACAATGCTTTCCAAGGAAAGTCAGGACCTGAAGTTATTACTGTACTAGATAACACAGGTACAAGTAGAACTATTGTAAAATATTGGGTAGGCGGAACATTTGTTGGATTATGGAGTAAGATAGGATTTACTCCGCAAAACGTTGACACTATTGCAGGCTTTACAGGTAATGTTGTTAAAGGATTTAATACAATTGATGCAGACTTTATTTTTGCTGGTACAGCATCAAGAACATCAGCACTAGTTGATAGTAATAATATATCAAGAACAGCGGCACAGTTCCTTGCTAGTGACTCAGATGATGCAACATCAGGTGCATTAACAGTTAGAAACAATAACGGACTTACAGTAGGACTTACAGATAACAACGTTGTTAAAGTAACATCAGAAGGTGTTGTAAACGAAAACAATGTTAGTAATCAAAACTATACATTTAGAATGACTACTAGTACTGGTAAAACTGATGCAATGACAATCGATTCTGCTAACAATAGAATTGGTATCTATAATACAAGTCCAACACAAACATTAGATGTTGGTGGCAACATGCGTGTTGCAGGAGACTTAATTATTGATGGTGATACTACTAGTATTGATGTACAAACATTATTGGTAAGAGATAAAAGTATCGAACTTGCAAAAGGTGACGACAGTACATTATTAGATGACACCGGAGTTGATCAAGCAGGGATAACAGTAGCATCTTCCAATGGTTCAAAAGAGTTTTTATGGCGTAATGCAACAAATTCATGGACATCTAATGTAAGTCTTAACTTAACAGGTGCAAGTTC